ATAAACAAAAGTTCATACCGTTTTGTGATGGCGACGATCTATCTCGTTCTACTACCTCGGGTCGCGACAATAGAATATCTTCCTCATTTAACCAACGGCGTAATTTTCTTCGTAACCAATTCATCGTCTTTCCTCCTCTATACATAATACTTTCATTATTTCAAACTTGTCATGCAAATCTTTTAATCCTGGATGTCGTTCCATAAGATCTTTCAATTTTCGTTCTTCTAGCATTTTTTGCTCGGCCCAAGAAAATATTTCTTGTCCATACTCACTTAAATCAATACTAATATTAGTATCATCAATGGGATACCAAGCCATCCCATTGTATACTTCGACACATTGATTATTTCCATTGTATCTTAACAGTCCTGCACTTTGTGCTCCGGGACTCATGGGTGGAATATTATGATAACCATGGTGAACCTGAATATATGTGCCGTTTGAGGTTATATTTTTAATCATATGTACTCGGTTGTTAAAAAGGTAACAGTAAATCCAATTATCAAGTAAATCATTGCATGTAGGAATTGATCTAAACCAATCCATAGCCAAAAAGCGTTTGAATCCACACTCAAACGCACAGTGGCTCTACGATGCATAAAATCAAAAATATAATGCATCACACTGTCAAACATGGCAATTATTATGCAGGCCTGAATGTTTAAAAAGTGCATGAGAATCACATAAGTCAAAATGCCATGTAATCCTGCGTGTTGAAGGCCACCCAATCTACCCAGATGACCTTTATCTTTGATCATCCTATCACTTTGCCAGCAGAAGTCTGCTAGAAAATGTTTAAAAAATAACAAGGCTAATATTAGCCAAGTAATCATCCCGGATACTCCGCACCTAATAGCTCGGCATAGTTTGAACTATGTTCACTGAGCTTGTTCAATTCATATTTGCCACAGAACTTCAAGAATTGAGCACCTACCATTGGGCGACTTTTCTTTACTGCTCCTGTTGCTATGGTTTCTGCAATCTTAGTTTTAACTTCTGCAGGCTGTGCGGTAAGATCCACTAACACTCTATTGCGTTCATAGTCATCTAACACTCGATGCTCCACACCGTTATGGTCTGTCCATCTTTGAAGCATAAGGTTATTCCAAGCATATCCTTTTTTATGTTTGTCAGCAAAAGCTTCAGTGAGACCAATTTTGTTCTTGCTTCCCTTCGTCCTAACACCCGGATAGGCGGAAAAGATATTATCTGTCGGATCTCCGCGCATACACTTCTCAAACAGGATCCACTGCGGATCAGGGATACACTTGGGTTCCTTAGTCTTTTTATCAACTACTAATTTACCTTTCTTGTTAAAGATTCCTGCTAGCGTGTGTAGTTCGTCGGCAACACCGTTATATTGCTGTACGTTTGGCGCCAGTAACTGGTAGAAATCTGTGTCGGACGAAATAATAATGTGATCGTCATTGGGGTGTGCGTGTATGAATCCTGCAATAAGATCATCTGCTTCAAGTTCTGAATGTTGAAGAACTGTGCAATTAGTCTTTTCTGACAGGAACGTTTTAAGGTTATCAAACGCTTCCCAAAATAGTTGGTCCTCTTCCTGCTCTGCTTCGGTAAGGGCAGCACGAGCGACCGCACGATTCTTTTTGTACGGCTCGTAATAATCCTTTCGCCAGCTTCGTCCTTCCAAACAGAATACCACATGATCGGCTTTCTGATCCCGCCAAGCCTTATTAACCGAACCAAGGGTAACATGAATGGCAAATCCTAGCTTATCCCAAGTGTCCGACTGTCGATGAGCCGAATGGCGAGCACGAAAGAATGTATTGGCTGTGTCTACAATTAGATATCTCATACAATAATATTAGCATATTATTCATGCATAGTCAAGAACAAATTGGCTAAATTCAAATTTGATTTAATTCCATTATGCGCTCTATCGCGGGCTAAATCTCCAGGTATGGGCCACGGATCTCCCATATGAATTTCTTTTAAATCAAATTGGTATAATTTTTGTAAATGATGAACAATGCTTTTGTTTTTAGTAAACCTTTCTAAACTATTCTGTTCATCCATATACCATGCGTATTCTAATTCTGAATTGCCTGGTAAAATTGCATTAATTCCATCGTTGCTGTAATATTCAAATCTATGTTTAACTGGCCATAGTATGTAAACGGTTGCTAAATTAAATAAGCCAGAAATATTTGTTAGAATTCTAGCTACAGTGTCACTACTGCCTCCACCTAATCCTAAATTTAAAGTTGGCATACTGGTTTGTTTTTCAATTTGTGAAGGCCAGGTCATTTCTGTTGGCAAGCCTATACCTAAGGTGTGACTACATCCTAGTGCAACATTAACCTTTTGAGTTAACGCTATATCAAAATCGTGTGTTCTAAAACCTTGCGAATTAAAGTTATAAGTTATAGGAAATGACCAATTAGGATCTTTCGAACTAGGTTGATCTGTACCACACCAATCTTCTGTGATATTTTTTGGGTACCAACTATAAGGCATACTTTCTTTTTGCCAGTAATTAACAATCATAATAAATTTTTAACATGCGGAAGTAAAAATTCTGCCCATTTTCTATGGGCATCTGCTCGAAAATGAAATGACAAATTAGATTCAAATCCTTGATCAGTTAGCCATTTCCAATATGTCATATCGGGATTGTATGGATCAATATATGAATCATGCCAATGCAATGATTTTTCGGTATGAAAATCATTGTATGTATTAAAGAACAAATGCGGTATACCCAAATCTAGCAATTCTGTATGAAACTCGTGTGCTTGTTTGTGTGCATCTTGAGTTCGTTTATACCAATTCAGATTTGATACATAATCACGATATTGTTCTTTTACTGGATCAGGCCAATCCTGGCCAACACCACCGGCATTAATTTGCCAGTAAACGCCGTCGTGCAACCATTCTTCACGCTCCCAAGTACTCCACCCGATAATAACAAAATCTGGTGTTATAGTTTCTAAATACTTTCTAGTGGTTCTAATTATTCTAGCGTTTGAACTAGCTGACTCCGCATCACAATGTAATACGGCATACAACTCGTTAGCTATATTACACCCATAACTGACTCGTTCATTGTCTGGATGCGGAATACGCCCTAGCGCATAATAGAATGGATCATCTTCAGCAAAGCAATAATCATTTACCGCTTCGGCGCCTGCACTATGACTGTCGCCATTTACATAAAGTATCAAGAGATTTCGGTCCTTCCGTTACCGAGATCATTACGATCAACTCGTCGTGGTCTGGAATCATATGGTTGATTAGCTTCCCATTGCTCAAAATTTTCGTTAAGAATATTTCGACAAATACTTTGAAACCATCTATCCACAATTTCAGAATCACTATCATCTTTTTTAATCATGTAACCCGCTTTGACCAATCTAGCAACAAAAACTTCATTCCAGTCTAGTTCAAAAGAACCATTGCCTATATCATCTGGATCTAGTTCTACACTTACAATACTAATGTAGGGTTCTCCTGCTTCTGTAGCTAATTCTTTAGCAGATTTTGCCTTAACTTTATGCCGAGGCTTTTCTTCTTTTATTTCGGGTTTTTTCTTTAACCAATCAAACATTATGTACCCCATTCATTTTTAAATAACGGAACTTGCAATCTATCACTGTATCGCAATCCGTGTTTCATTGCCAAGTCTGCTACACGGCGATTGTTCAATGTATAAACACTTTCTACACCACCCACTGGCATAAGGTATACAGCACCCTTGAATCCCGAATTACGATATTGTTCGATAGCCTTTAGTGCATCTTTAACATCTTCTTCAGTTGCTACCACAAATTTAAGATATGTGTTGCCTACTTCTTCGTACTCGCATACAATAGACGGGCAAATAGCTTCTTCCCACCGTTCTCCGCTTGCTGGTAATTTTGCACTAACACTAAATGTAAGTGCATCTCGCCCACGCCGACCTGTTTTATTGTTTAGTGTCCAGTCTAATAGATAGTGTTTAAACTCTTCAGTTAACTGTTGAGTACCGTTAGTTTCAAAAGTAATTTCTTTTAACTTTTGCATGCGGGGATGATTAAGCAAGTCTGGATAACTGCGCTGCCACCCTAACAGAGGTTCTCCACCAGTAATAACCAGATGTTCGTCCTTCCACTTACCGTAAGGTAGGATTTCCATAATGCGTTCTACAATACCATCACTGTCAATTACAGGACTTAGATCTTTAAATCTTGGATCCCAGCTTGCATAGCTGTCGCAACCAGTTGATACCAATGGTAGTTCTTCGTAACGGCTATACTTGCCAGGATCGACATTCTCTGCTTCTTGACTCAATTGACCTCTAGGCATGCCAAAGCCTGCACATTTGAAATTACAACCAAATGTGCGAAGGAATACACTAGGAACACCCATGTATCTACCTTCGCCCTGTATAGAATAGAATAATTCTGCTACTTTGATTTTACTCATGCAAACAAATCCTCATTCCATTCACGATGGCCTTCTCTGAAAGCCATGTTGGCTTGTGTTTCACGCACTTCTACTCTATAACACCAAAGTCTTTCTGCTTCACCTGGCCCCCACATATCAGGAATGTAAACACCATTAACGTATTTGTACAGTTGGTCAGCTAGGCCTTCACAACCCAGTTTAGGCAGTATAACAATCTTGGCCATGTTCTTGGCTTGTAGCAATTTGAATGTCGCCAACTCTGGATCATCTTGTGCTACGATTAAGGTATGGTCAAACTGATCTTCTAGTACACGTTTTAGTTCTTTCAAGCCGCCATAGTCGGCAGCCCAGTTACGTACATCTAAATCATTTGTTCCAAAGTAGAACTTCATACTAAACGCATAGCCATGTATTAGATTACAATGACTATCTGCTCTCCATTGGCGATATGCACAAGGAAATGCGTTATGAAATTCTTTCGTACTTGTATATTTGTAAGTCTGCAATTTATTCATTTATGTCTCCGTGTTTTTCAAATACTAATCTAATATTACCATCCATATATTCATCAATGACTGTAAGATCAACATCAACAATTAAATAATTTACATTAATTTGTGAAATTATAGATCTTATATAATTGTCGTAGTCTATTACAGATGGGGTTTGATTTCCAAATTCTTCAATTAAAAACTCATCGGATGTGCGTTCAATAAGTCGCATCAGATTCAGCGACAAGAATCCTCTACCAGCTGGTTTAACCATCGATACAAATTCATTTACTATATTTTTTAAATCATTTAATGGTCGAAAGTGCAATGCATTAATGGAAAAAACTGATTCAAAATAATTCTGATGATTTTTTATATAGTCAACATCAACCACGTCGTGGATATCGCCATGATGATCAATATTGTGTGTTGGACTAACACCAATAATATTAGGTATGTATTTTTTAAAAATATTCCAACCGCATCCTAGATCGTAAATTGTATCTGGATTTTTTTCCAATAGCTTTCGTAAATAAAAAAATGGAACTGTAACAAATACCTTCTTAGTTAAAACCTGATATCCAATGCCATATTGTTCTCTTGGAGTTATCAGAAGATTTAGATACTCATTTTTGAATTGTTTTTCCCAACGTAACTCGTCAAAATCGTGCAGTAGTTGATTAAAGAACGGTAACTGTTTACAATATTCTTGACATGACACTATGTCATAGTCATTTATGTTTTTCAAATTAATTTCTCCTATGTTAAGATTTTAGCATAGGCTTGCAGAATTTGTAAAGCGGGATGAATGCCAAGAAAGGCCGCTGTGTAGACTTCTATTTATACTTTTAATTTGACCACCAATTTTCCCAAGGGAATACTACCCAGCAAGGGTCATCTAGTTTATTAATGTTGCGTCCGCTGTAATCAACATCTTTATAATTACTAGCTTCATTATTAATTAATACCGCAAATCTTACATTACCATTCCACACTGCATCCCATGCAGAATGTCTTGGAAGGCAACTGCTAGACCAATCCTTTCTGATCCACTCAAGTGTAGCACCTGAGTCATTGATATCATCTACGATTAGAATTTTTTTGCGATAGGCAGGATCTGTATCTGCATCTCCTGACCCACGCTCATCTTTTGGCACATAACCAAATGCCTGTTCGGCCATCCACAGGTTACTTTCGGACTCGCCACCATCTCGTAAACTAACTTTTAATGTTTCGCAAGGAACATCAAAGTAGTGACTAATCATTGCAGCAGGAGTAAGGCCGCCTCTGGTGATACCAACTACATAGTCTGGACGCCACCCACTGTTGGCAATGTCTCTGCACAAGTTTTGCACAAGACCTTTAAACTCACGGTTAGATATGTGTAATTTTTTCATTGAAATACAATATGTAAAATTGATATATTAACAAAATATTTTTATTAAGTCAATATTAATCTCTTTCCATTACAGTTGCTTCTTTGATAAGGCCAATTAGTTCATCCATATCTTTGCATAGAATTTTGGCTGTAGACCAATCGCCGTTATCATCGCGACCGCTGATTTCTAGCATAAAACCATTGTCATACATATATACAGTAAAGTTATCGTTTACTTTTTCCAATTTTTCATTGAGTTTCATTTTAATCCTTTCTTTGATTTAGATTCTTGAATGCCTGCTGCAATCATTTTTTTGAACATTAGTACCACTCGACTTTTTTCTCTTTCTGATAAAAACTTAACCAACATGAGTTTATCATCGTAACTGTTTGCTCCTTTCAAAAACTCCTCTGGTACTGTAATTTTTGGTTTTTTTGGTTTAAACTTTTTTAGATTTGCTTTTACATCATCGTCATTGTTATTATTATTGTCAGACATTTTGGATTATTCTCTCCTTCCTCCAAATAAATGTAGTAGACTTAAGAACAAATTAATAAAGTCTAGATACAAGGTTAATGCACCCATAACTTCAACAGCTGGGCTTGAACTTTCCATAATTTGCTCTCGAATTTTTTGTGTGTCGTAAGCAGTCAACCCCAAAAAGATTAACACTGCCGCGGCACTAACAAACATTTGTAGTGTAGACGACCCGATAAAAATATTAATAATGCTGACTATAATAATTGCAATAAGTCCTACCATCAAATATTTTCCAAAACTGTCTAAACTTTGTTTAGTAAAATACCCATAGAAACTCATTACACCAAACAATACTGCTGCACCCAAAAAGGCATTTACAATACTTGCTGTTGTATAAACAACAAAGATTGTAGCAAAGCTTAGTCCCATTAAGGCAGCAAAGCCGTGCAAACAAAGTTGAGCAGTAGATTGACTTGGATTATTTCCTAGCACATATCCAACACCAAAGATAGCCGCAAGTGGGGCAAAAATTACAATCCATTTTACAATGCCTGTAAAAAAGAAAGTCATTAGTGCTGCATTTGATGCTACAAACATACTAACTATCATACTTGTGATTACCGCCAAGGCCATATTACCATAAACACGGCCCATAGCACTATTAACTTCTGTTGCTGTTCGATAAGGCAATGCGTATTCCATTCTGATCTCCTATTAATAATTATCTTAAACTAGCTCTTCAATTACACCAAGTATTTCGGCTGCAATTAAAAATGCGCCGGCAAGCACAACATTCTGCGGCCAAATTAAAGCTATACCGGCCGCAATTCGTGTTGCACTTTTTACTAAACTAACATAAAAATGTCCGCGGCTTGTGTCCTTGGGTTGGATATTCAGTAGCGGTGGATGATGAGGACATCGACCCTGTTGCCAATCGCAGTCTGGCGAATATTCTTGATTGCAAGTTGTGCATTTCATCGCGGAGCGAACTCCTGTTGTAATTTGATATTGTCGAAGAATTCTTTCTTGACACTAGGATCATGTTTAAACACTCCTTTTAATACTGTGGTTTTCATTCTTCAACTCCGAAATGTTCTTTGACTCACAACGAGAGCGGATGAGTCAAAATAATAATAATCCAAATGTGCGTCCTATAGTAGTACTATAGGAGCAGCATCAAGACATTTTAATACAACACCGTACTTACTCAAGAAACGATTTACTTACCATTTCGTGACTGAAGTTTGATATTATCGAAAAACTCTTTTTTTGTCGACGGGTCTGTTTTAAATGCACCTTTTAATACGGTGGTTTGTGTGAGGCTAGAATGTGCCATAATACCACGATTCGTGCAGCAGCCGTGCTCCGCCTCAATGTATACAGCCACATCCCCACTTCCAGTTGCAAATTCGATTTCCCTAGCAATGTCCATGCAAAGTTCTTCTTGCAAAGTACCGCGTCTCGCACACCACTGGGCAATTCTCGTATACTTCGATAGGCCGATAAGTTTGGGTCCAGCAATAATGCCAATGTAAGCAACACCGGTAACAGGCTGATGGTGGTGACTACAGACGCTTTTGAGTTCGCTTCGTACAACCAACATACCTTCGTATTTTCCATCAGTGTCATTCGGAAATGCAGTAGCGTTTGGAGTCGGGTCATATCTGCCTGCCATTAATTCATTGTAATACATTTTGGCCAAGCGTCTTGCTGTGCCCGTGCTGTTAGGATCTGTTGCTCTATCAATTAACAGTGTGTCTAGCACCTGTTCAAAAGCTTCTGTTGCTTCATCAATTAGTTGTTCACGATCGTCTTCGTCAATGTAGCTGCTAATATTATCTCCGGCCCAATATCTTTTGCCGTCGGCTTGCATTTGTTCTCTGATGCGATCACTTACCTTTGTGTATTTCATTTAATCTCCAATAATTTCAATATCTCTTAGATCTGGGTATTCGTGGTATTTAGGTGGCTCATTCACAAAATATAATTTTTCTAAACCGATCCTTGCATCTTCAATAGTGGGCCTATAATGGTACCCCACCATAAAAACACGCTGTTCCTGCCAAGGTTGGATATCAAGTTTCCGTCCATCATATCTCTGCTGTAATAAAAAGCCATATGCTTCCTTGTCATCTAATAGTATAGCACCGCCGTGGCCTATTTGTAAAGGCTTATTATGACCAAAGCTTACGCATTGGAGCTGACCTGGTCTATACATTTCTCTTTCTAATCTACGAGCACTATCCCATATGTCGGTTCCGTAAAATCGATATTCACCGGTCCATTTTTCTGGAACCAACTCGTATTCAATTCCTAGTTTGTGCATAGTCATTGGAATTGAAAGATAGGTAAATGCAGTAAATTGAACTCGTTTGACTTTTTTATATCGTAAACACAACTCGATAGCATGGGTGCAGCAATCGGTCATGATTGCATACGGTGCCCCGGTATATGCTGACAATTCTTGTTCAAATTTTAGGATGTCATTAAACATTTGTAATAATTTGCTAACTTAATGTGAATTTGTTTGTCTAGAACATGAAACCACGGTCGAAAATCTTTTTGTGTATTACAATGGTTCCATAAATTAATTGGAGTTTCAAAATTTTTAAATTTAGCAAAACTATACGGACTTTCATTACAGAATGATTTATGATCAAACCCACCTAAACTGTAAGAAAATTTGATTCCGCTTTGTAACAAGGTTTCAAGTGCGTCTTTGATTAAATAAAAATTTTCTTGCCTGATTAAATCCAAATCAACAAATTCAGATACATACTGTTTTATTATTTGCTCTTGATTCGATGACAGTTTATTATAAAGTGCAACTCCCGCATACGGAAAACTAATTAAATCACTGGTATCTATTTCTTTGCCGGGTGAGTATAATCTATCTAATAGTTTGTTGGACATTGCTTTATTTTTATATTTTACTACAGTTCTCATACACGAAGTAAAACTCACTATTATTAACTTTGGGTTCAACGAAATAGCACGATCAATTTGTAATCTTATTGCTAAATTACTTGCACCTGGAATAGATAAATTTGTCAAATTTGGAATGTTAGAAGTCCAGTGGATATCGGGATATTCTGGATCATCAAAATTAAAGCTATCTCCGCACACTACTATCATATCATTCACTTAAATGATCATGCTTTATTTCTCTAATATTGCATTTTAATTTCTCGGCCATACTATTTTTTAATGTAATTCTTTTATTGTTCAAATCTCGGATAGCAATAGCACGCCGCCCAATTTCATCCATTGGAAGCTCGTGTTCAAGACCCATCTTTAGTTGGGATTCTAATGACCAAATT